GGTACTTTGGGTAACTCTCTACGAATAGAAGTTTGTCCCTCTGCCACTGCATACGAGCAAGATTTGGGTGTAGGTAACTTAGTCAACGGTGCTGGCGCAGTTGGTGATGACACAATCACAGTCGATGACGCTGATGGAAGTGGTTTTGCTTTCCAAGTTGGCGACATGATTAAGTTTCACACAAACGATAGTATCACTGCAACGAGTAACGGTGCAATCACAACAGCTTCTATCAACCTAACAGTTGATGCAAACTCTGGTACGATTGCAGTTGGTAATCGTGTTATTGCAGCAGGAATTGATGAAATAGTTACAGTTAAAACTGTTACTTCTCAAACTGCTCTTATTCTAGATAAAGCAATTACAATTGCAGACAATGTTAGTATGGCATTTTCAACTTATGCTTCAGTAGAGGCTGGTAACAAAGAATATGAAGTTACTAGTATTTCTGGTGAAGTACTAAGTATTCGTTTAAAAGATGATGCTGATGAGGGTGGTCTTCAAACTATTATTGCTGACAACTCTTTCATAACAAGGCGCTGGAGATTTTCTGACAGATTTGATGGTGCTCCTAGAACGTCTGCTTATAATACACAAAATGGTCGAGGTGCTGGTGATGAGATACACGTTGTGGTCTTTGACGGTACAGGCGACATAACAGGATTTGATGTAGATGTAGCAGGACAAAGAACTCCTGCTATCATAGAAACCTACGCTAACCTCTCAAAGAATTCTTCTGCGAAAGGGCCTCAAGGAGATAGTATCTACTATCCAACAGTGTTCTTTAATCAGTCTGAATTTGTTTATTGGGGCGATCATATCGCTGCTGGTACTAACTGGGGAACTGATACAACAACTGCTTATACAGAACTTAAACCTATCACTCTCGTAACATTTACAGGTGGTACAGATGATTTTGCTGTAACAGCTGGTGAACTAGAACTTGCATATGATTTGTTTAGTGATGCAGAAACAGTGGATGTTAATCTAGTTCTTGGTGGTCCAAGTTCTGGTATAACAAATACTGCTGCTGGACAAGATACTCATGTAACAATGATTACTTCTCTTGTAGAAGGTAGAAAAGATTGTGTTGCATTTGTTTCTCCATATCGTGCTGCAACAGTTGGTATCACAAACTCAACTACACAAACAGAAAATGTAGTAGAAGCATTTGAACTATGTCCTTCATCTTCTTATGTGGTGTTTGACAGTGGTTACAAATATATGTACGACAAATATAATGATTTGTATCGTTATATTCCATTAAATGGTGACATTGCTGGTCTGTGTGCAAACACAGATGGTGTTGCTGATCCTTGGTTCTCTCCAGCTGGTTTAAATCGTGGAAACGTAAGAGGTGCAATTGCTCTTTCTTACAATCCTACAGGTGGAGAAAGAGATCAACTATATCGTGCAAGAATTAATCCAGTTGTTAACTTCCCAGGCCAAGGTGTGGTTCTGTTTGGTGATAAAACTGCTCTATCTAAACCAAGTGCATTTGATCGTATCAATGTTCGTAGATTGTTCTTGGTACTTGAGAAAGCAATTGCAACTGCTGCTAAGTTCCAACTCTTTGAATTTAACGATGAGTTTACACGGGCTCAGTTCCGTAACTTGGTAGAACCTTTCTTGAGAGATGTTCAAGGTAGACGAGGTATTACAGACTTTAAGGTAGTCTCAGACGGTACAAATAATACCGGCGAAGTAATTGATCGAAACGAGTTTATTGGAGATATTTACATTAAGCCTGCTCGTTCAATTAACTTTATTACCCTAAACTTTATTGCAACTCGAACAGGGGTTGCGTTTAGTGAGGTAGGAGGTTAATCATGGCTAATATAGATGACTTTAAAGCTAACTTAATCGGTGGTGGTGCTCGTGCTAACCAATACAGAGTAACGATTACTCCACCCCCCGGCATTGCAATTGGACTAGATGTTCGTAGAACTTCTTTTCTTGTGACTGCTTCTCAATTACCAGCTTCAACACTAGGTGAAATTCCCGTACCATTTCGTGGAAGAAACATTTATGTATCTGGTGATCGTGCAGCTCCTGAGACTTGGACAGTTACATTCATGAATGATACAGACTTCATGATACGAAATGCAATGGAAAGATGGCAAAACGGTATTAATGATTACGCTGAAAATACTGGTGTAATTTCTCCTGCTGATTATCAGACAGATTTGACTGTTGAACAACTGGATCGTGATGATACTGTTCTAAAGAGTTATATCTTTAGATCAGCATATCCATTGACAGTTGGAGCAATTGAATTGACCAATGCAGAAGCTACTGAAATTGAAACCTTTGAAGTAACTTGGAGATATCAACACTTTGAGCCTAGTGGTGTAAGTTTCTAATTTAAACCTACTAAATAGAAGTAGTAGGAGATATTAGATATTATGGCTGAACTTTTCGGGTTTCGTATAGAAAGACCAAAGAAGTCGGAGGGAAGTGTACCATCATTCACTTCCCCCACTTCCGATGATGGCACTATTGACATTGCCGGAGGAGGTTTCTTTGGACAAGTTTTAGATCAAGACGGTAGAGAACGTACTGAATTAGATTTAATTCGTAGGTATCGTGACATCGCTCAACAACCTGAGTGTGACACGGCAATTGAGGATATTGTTAATGAGGGCATTATATCTAATGAAGATGATGTAGCAGTACAGATAACTTTAGATAGATTACCTTTTCCAGAAAAAATTAAACGTAAAATTAGAAAAGAATTTATGGAAGTTCTAAGATTGCTTCATTTTGAGCAAAAGGGCCATGATGTTTTTAGACGTTGGTATGTTGATGGTAGAATATTCTTTCATAAAATTATAGATACCAAAAATCCCAAACAAGGTATTACTGAACTTAGATATATTGATCCTACAAAAATTAAAAAAGTAAGAGAGATTAAAAAAAATAAAGACACTAAAACTGGCGCAGATATGATTCAGAAAATTGAAGAGTATTATCTTTATAATGAAAAAGGAATTAATTCTGCTGGTATGGGTGGTGGTACAGGAAGTATGAAAATTGCAGGGGATGCAATCTCATATTGTCCTTCTGGAGTTATTGATGGTAACTCTGGTAGAGTTTTGTCCTATCTACACAAAGCAATTAAACCAGTTAATCAGTTACGCATGATTGAAGATGCGTTAGTTATTTACAGAATTTCACGAGCACCAGAACGTAGGATATTCTATATTGATGTTGGTAATCTACCCAAGATCAAAGCAGAACAATATCTTAAAGACGTTATGAACCGTTATCGTAACAAGTTAGTATACGATGCGAGTACTGGTGAGATACGTGACGATAGAAATCAAATGAGTATGCTGGAAGACTTCTGGCTCCCACGAAGAGAAGGTGGAAGAGGTACAGAGATCACTACATTGCCAGGCGGGTCTAATCTTGGTGAGATTGATGACATTGTATATTTCCAAAAGAAACTTTACAAGTCACTCAATGTTCCTATTTCAAGAATGGATAGTGAAAGTGGTTTCTCTTTAGGAAGGTCTACAGAGATTACAAGAGATGAACTTAAATTTACAAAGTTTGTTCAACGTATTCGTAAGAAGTTTACTCCACTCTTTACAGACATTCTCAAAACTCAACTATTGTTGAAGGGAATTATTGCGCCTGATGACTGGCCTATGATGCAAGAACATATTCAGTATGACTTCTTACAGGATGGTCATTTTTCAGAGTTAAAGGATGCAGAACTTCTAGAGAATAGAATACAATCATTAGAAAGTATACAGTCTTATGTTGGAACATTCTTTAGTAAAGAATATGTATTAAAGAAAGTTCTACGTATGAATGATGCTGAGATAGATGAGATGAGAAAACAAATACAGCGTGAAACAGAAATTGATCCAATGGACGGTGGAATTGATATACCAGATGGTGGAGATGGTATTACACGTTACCCACAAGATGGTGCTGGTGGTGTTATATCACCAGATCAAATGCCAGGTTTTGAAGAGCCAGAAAAGGAAGGAAATTAATTATGAGTAGAGAATTTGTAGATGCAGTTGCAGACGGAAATAATATAGAAGCTGAAAAAGTTTTTTCAACCAGCATTGCTAATAAGGTTGGTAGTACACTAGAAACAAAACGTAAGGAAATTGCAAGTACTTTTGTGCAGAGTATGACGGTAAATCCAGAGGAAGAAAATGAGTCAGAGGTTTGACAATCTATACGAATCTTTAATTGAAAAAGATGAGCATAAGAAATCTAAGGAGTATAAAAAACTTTCTCCTAAGATGAAGGATGCTGTTGATCAAATTTTCATAAAAATGGATTCTAAACCTTCAGATTTCCTAAATAGTTTTGAAAAAAGTATAAAAGAAGTATCAAAAAAATTTAAAGTATCGGAAAAAGAACTTTTAGGTTATTTTGAGAAAGAAATGTTGTCGATTTAAGGAGTTAAAGAATGGCTTTTGCAACAAGAACATTGAGAGACACACCTGTAAATAATCCAGGCGCTGGTGGATTTGTCACCATCTTGGTTGATATCGAAGATGATACAACTGCAAATAACGCTATTCTAGATGCGAGTGCATTAGCTGGACACGCAAACGGCGCAAAACTACATCTCAATCGTATTTGGTGGTCATTAGTACAGGGTACAGCAGATGATGATACTGGTCACGTAGAAATTATAGAAGTTGGTGCAGCTGCAAACAATTCACAAGATTCTACACAGTTTAGATGTGCTGGTACAGGACACTATGACGGAACTGCTAGTAAAATTGCAGGGACAGCCGTAAACACTACTGCAAGTTCTGGTGATCATGAAGCTAGTTGTTTCGGTACATCTGGTACGATCATCATCGAATTTAAGAAAGACGAAAACTATACGTCATAGGGGATATGAGATGCAGACCGTAAAATTATTTTCAGAATCCGTTGAAGAGGTGGAGTATATCACCGAAGAAAAAGAAGGCGGAAAGAAAGAATACAAAATTAGAGGCATTTTCATGCAGGCTGATATCAAGAACCGTAATGGTCGAGTATATCCTATGGAAATCCTTAATAACGAAGTTACTAAGTATAACAAGAATTTTATCAAAGAAAATCGTGCCTTTGGGGAACTGGGACATCCAGACGGACCAACCGTCAATTTGGAACGAGTGTCCCACATGATCACTTCTTTGACCCCTGATGGTAAAAATTTCATTGGTGAGGCAAAAATTATGGCCACACCAATGGGTGAGATTGTTAAGAACCTCATGGATGAAGGTGCTAAGTTAGGCGTTTCATCTAGGGGCATGGGAAGTTTGGACCAAAAAAATGGTGCTAACTATGTGAGAGATGATTTTTACCTTGCAACAGCTGCTGATATTGTTGCCGATCCTTCTGCCCCTAATGCTTTTGTTGAGGGTATTATGGAAGGTAAAGAGTGGGTTTGGAACCACGGATCGTTAGTTGAAGCACACGTTGCTAAGTTAAAAACAGAATTTGACGTTAAAACCCGTCAAAGAGAGGCGAACAAAGAAGCTTTAGAGTTCGCTAAATTCCTCAAAATGTTGTAAAGTATAAATAATATAATTGCAAAAGGAGACATTCCATGTCCGAATTAGAACAAACAATTGAGGAGCTTGAAGCAGAGGTATTGGCGGAACTAGAAGAAGCCAGTCAACCATCCGATTCGGGTGGAAAAGCAGATGCTCCCCAAAAAGTAAAAGATGAGGTCAACGACGAAGAAGACCTCGGCGGTGCAGAACCCGAAGCAAAAGTAGAGAAGGGTGCTGACGAAGATCGTAAAGAAAAAG